TACCGCAGCAGCCCCTCTAGCGCGGCCTTAACCGTTTGTCGGCGGACCTCGTCGCGGTCACCGGGGAAGTGCTGCACCTCGCTGAACACCCGCTCACCAACCCCCCAGGCCAGCCAAACCGTGCCCACCGGCTTGCTCGGTGAACCACCGTCCGGCCCGGCCACGCCACTGACCGCCACGGAAAAAAACGCCCGGCTTCGGTCCTGCGCGCCTTTGGCCATGGCCTCGACCACCTCGCGACTGACCGCCCCCACCGTGGTGAACAACTCCACCGGGACGTTCAATTGCAGGTTCTTCTGCAGATTGGAGTAGGTGACATAACCGGCCTCGAACCACGCCGAGCTTCCGGGAATACGGGTGATTGCCTCGGCGATCCCGCCACCGGTACAGGACTCGGCAGTGGAAACATGTGCGTTGAGAACCTGCAATTGTCTGCCAAGGTCAGCGGCCAGCTGGGTGATTACTTTCACGGTCATCTCCTGATGGGCGGAATGAGATCTACCGTACACGAGCGGATCGCACTTGCAAGTTACAGGGTCGATCAAAATGTTAGCGCAAGAACGCCCTGAGGCAGACCAGCATCACCTGGCCGTCAGCCGACATGGCCAGCAATACAAATCACTGCGCAAGGCATCAGCCTCAGAGTGAAGGCTGGCAAAGCACCGCCCTCGCCCGTGCCCAGAGCTGCAAGCGATCCTCCAACCCGTTTAGGCCACCATTGATGCGCCGGGTGATGCTGTTGAACTGGTCGCGGTCGGCCAATTCATTGAGACCGTTTTGCTCCCAGAACCACGCAGCGGATTCGGCGGCCCATTGCGGCTGTTCCAACGATTCAGGCGACGTCAGCAGACGTTCGTCGCCGAACAGGCCGAGGCTGCACTGAAGATAATTGTGGCGACCGGTGATCTGGATCAGACCTCGGCCGCGGTACTTCTGGCCGTCGCCGTCAGGCTCCGGGGTATTGCCCAGGCGTGCAGCCAGTACACCGGTATCGTATTTGCTCAGGTATTGATCACCACCCAGTTCACGCACGTACTGCAATTGCCCCGACTCATGGCCGATTTGCGCGAGGAAAGCAGCCATGCGCTTGGGGGTATTGATGTGGCGGTGGGCCATGGCGGTGTTCAGGGGAGAAATGAAAACGCCCGCTTGGGAGCGGGCGTTGGGGAAGATCTTGAGCAACTGCTGATCGGTGAAACACATCGCTCGCTCCTGTGATCGATGGATGAAATTCGACTATTCGGGATTGCCCCGGCGGGCCGTTACTCGGCGAGATCAAGACAGGTTGCCTCGATCATACAGCGATAACTTTTCTGGCGATCACCGCTGGCGGTGACTTTGTCGATCGACCAGCGCCCACGCATGAAGTCCGGCCACGTGGTATCCAGCAGGATCAGCCCTTCAGCGGACAAGGCTGGATTGCCTGGGCAACTGATCTTCACCTTGAGTTTTTCACGGCGCATTTTGCGCACCTCGCCTTCGCCGACGTCCTTAGCCTCTTGCGCACTCTGGCAACTCTGGCGAAGCACTTTGAACGGCGCCATCCCGGTTTCAACAATCTGCAACAAACCGGCCGCCGCGTCCCACCAGCAGGTCTTGCAGCCCTGGCTTTTAGCCCGCGCCGTTTCATCGAGCGCGGCAGTGATAAAAGCGTGATCGCCAGGGCGATTGTTGCTGGTCACCGACAGCTTCACCTCGGGCAGTACCTTGCCCGACAGCGAATTGACCTGACCGGGCATCGCCAATACATACAACCCGTTGACCGGTTTGGCGATCGCGCCGTACTTGCAGGCCAGGCGCGTCATGAAGCCCATGTCGGTTTCATTGGACTGATCGATGTGCTCGACTTTTTTCAGTGCCAGTTCCGGATCCACCCTAGGCGAAAAACCATGCCGCTCAGTCAACTCGCGAAACAAGGCCCCCAAGGTCGTCGGACCATGGCTGGCCGAGCGACGCTGCTGGAACCCGGTCTCATCTGCCGCACTGAACGGCGCCGCTGTGGCGACCAGCGACAGGCTGAACGGGAACAGCGTCGGTGTGCGACGTGTCACCACGAACTGGCCTTTATCCACCAGCCCTGATTCCAGGTAACCCACCCTTAAGCCGATTTTTCCGCCCAGGCTGGGCAACCCTTCGAGCCCTTCCAGATCGAGCGTCAGCGTCAGCTGATCGGACTCGGTCCCGGCGGCGTCAATGTGCTCCCAGCTGATTAAACGCTGATTGATCAGGGTGGAATTCGCCCCGTAGATTTCTATCGCAGGCGTGAACCCAAGTGCCATGAAGCCTCCTTAATCCCAAGCCGTCACCGGCGTCGTCGCCGCGGGTTTTGATTCGAGCTCCGGCAGCACCACCCAGACGCCCGCAGGCAATACCGGGCCGTGTTCTGCCAGCGTCGGATTGAGACGCCACAGCGCCTCCTCGGCCGCATCGTCGCAACGCTCAAGCTCGCGGTAGAGCAACAGATTCACTGAGTCGCCGGCCACACTTCGTACCCTACGCATGGATAAACTCCGATAAGTCGACCACCCAATTGATCAACATTGCCGTGCCGTCATCGATAACCTCACTCTGCGTTTCCTGCACGTTGTCGATTCGCCACAAGCCCCAATTACGACCGATGCCGTCCACCAGTGGCAGCGGCACGCGCAGTGCCTGTAACGCACGCAGCTCATCCAGCCGGTCCATGGCCACCGCGTACATTGACTTGCCGGAAATGGACAAGGTTTGTGGTTTTTGTCCGGTCTGGCTGGATTTCGGTTTGCTGTTGAGGATCTCCAGCGCCACCCACCCGCCGTCCGATTTACGCACCATGCCGCTGTAGGCGAAGCTGCGGGACAGGCCGAAGATGAAACTGCCAAGTGCCATTTGCTGACGCATTAAATACCTCCATCGGTCAGCGCCGCGTCACGTCGTGTGGCGAGGGCGTTAGTGCCCATCAGTGGGACAAACTCACCGTGAAATTGCGCCTGTAGCTGCTGCGCGACCACCATGCGGATTTGCTCGGAATTGTCTGCAGCGGTGCAGGTGACCTGAATCGACGGTGAATAGTTGATTTGCTGGTTTTGCGACTGAGCGTTGGTCAGGTCCTTGCTGACCTGCTGGGGAGCACCGAGCCGGTCAGACGGCGTGGCGAGTTTTTCGCCCAGTATGGAACCGGCAATACCGCCCAGATAGCCGCCAATAGCCGTGCCCACACCCGGAAATATCATCGTGCCGAGCGCAGCGCCGGCATAAGAACCGACCAACATCCCCGCGGAAGAGGCGACGGCTTTGCTATCACCGCTGATGACACCCTGGGCGATATCGACACCGGCACTCAGCACGTTCAGCCCTGGCACCTTTTTAGCGAAAAAGGTGCCGGCCTTGGCCATCCCGCCAGACAAAGGGGCAGCCTGACTTGGACCGGCGAGCGGTACCAGACTTCGTACCTGAGCTGTTGCTGGTGCAGGTGCAGGTGCATTGACCCGAGGCCGCACCTTGATTTCGAGTTGCGCTGAATCCTTGGGCTGGAGCTTTTCCCTGGGTGGTTTCTGTCCCTTTTTTCCGCCTTTCTTACGGTCCTTGTCGCCTTTGTCATCCTGACTCTGTTCCGGGTTCTTTTCCGGGCCGCTTTCCTTGGCCGGAGTCTTTTTCAGTTGATCGCCATCGGTTATCAGATCGCCCAGCTTCTTGGGCAGATATGACGCAGTGTGCTTCAGAATCTGCTTGGCAACGTTGCTCAATAGCTCATCAATCACGGCCTCCCAGACTTTCGATACGATGGAGGACAATGTCGCCGTGATCCCCCCAAGCCCTTTGGCCACACTGGGATTTTTTTCGTCAGCCGAGCCCAGACCATCGACCTGAGCAGAACGCGAAGTCAGCGCACCGCACTTGTCCGAGATCGGAGCGCAACAGAGTCGACTACAACTCGCATCCAGCGTATCGCTGGCCTTTTTCGAATGGACCTCCCCATCCTCAGATCGCGCCGTCGAGCCTTCAGACTTTGAACTCGCATTAGCGGTTTTCTCCGACGGTAGCGAGGAGGTGTTCTTGAAACCTTTAGGCTTCTGCGCCAATGGGCTGATGCGCTCATCGCTTTCAATCAAAACCTTGAGCAACGAAGTCTGTTGCGCGACCGGCTGGCGAGTCAGCTGCTCAAACATCGAAATGTTCGCCGTCGGTACGTCGGTACGCAGGTCTTGGGCGATTTTCAGCGGACCAGGCCCCAGCACCTTGCGGGCGGTGAGTTGATCGGCTGTGGCGTTGTCACCCTTGTTCAACGTTATGTCGGGATGCTCCGACAAGGTGCCGGCCAGGTCGCTGCTCGCGCCGGTCGCAAGCAGGACCGCAACGGGGGGCAGTGTGTGATCACCCGGCATACCCGCAGCAATGCCGGCCTTGCCGTCTGCCGTTCTGTCGCCACCACGCCCCTTGAACAATGGCCGCGCAGACAACATTACCGCGGTGAGTGACGCCAGCGCCTCACCTAGCTTGTTCTGCCCCGCCGTCAGTAATCGGATGTCGAGGCTGACCGTGTTCAGTGCCTGGTTAAATTGCGCCAGCGGGGCGATGAAACCAGCCAGTCCGAGCGCTCCTGCCCCGGCACTTGCTGTTGGCGATTCAACGCTGTTGATCGTCACACCTGCCAGCGAATACATATTGTCTGCCATGCCGCTCTACTCCTGTTTTGCACCCAGGCGACTCATCGCGATGTCGTAGCGGCGCAAAGCCTTTTCGGCGTCCCACTCCAGAATCTCCGCCTCACTTACCCGATAAATGAGCGGCACGACATCGAGGATTACTTCGATGTCGCGTTCCGAAAGTAGGCCGCCGGTTGGTTTAAAAAATCGTCGATGCGCACCTGCAGTTGAGTCCAGTCGGGCACGGTCAACTGGGCCAGGTCGGGCAGCATCAGACCGGTGCAATGAGCGGTGATGAACTCGGCCCGTTCCTTAGGCGTCTTGAGTTTTTTCATTGCTTTGGTGGCGCGCAGCACCGGCATTTCCAGGCTCAGCGCGGCCAGGGCACGACCCGCCACGCTGAGCGGTTGCAGCAGGGTCACGTCATCGGGATCAACCGACGCTTGTTCGCCCTCGCCCGCTTGTTGAAGAAAGTGCGATGTCGGCAATGTCGACATTTCGTGCAC